TAGATTCCCGGAATAGTTGTTTCCGGAAGTCCCCGCATCCTTGCACTGCATCGCATAGACGTATTCCGGCCCGCCTCCGGAGATTCGGTCTCCGGTCACGAAGATCTGGGAACCTGCCCCATTGATCGTCTTGAATTCCGATCCGGATGGAACTGCGGTGTTGAAGGTTCCCTTCCGGACGGCGGCTGTGGCCTGTTTTCTGGTAAGTCCTCTGGTCTGAACGATCTTATCCAGACAGTCACCGACCGCTGTGGCCGGGTAGGCGTTATCCTGGATCTGTTTTAAGATCATGTAAACCCCTTCCAGATACCAGGCCGCCGGTCCAATCGCTGTCTGGATCATGCTGCCCTCCCTGGTATCGATATTGGGATCCACCTGATCCAGCATCTCTTTCTGAATCACTTCCCTTGTATATCCACTGAAATCGATCACACACTCACCTCCTCCGTCAATGTTCCATATACCGTTTTCACATCAAAGCTGCAGCTCAGTTCTCCCGGTACTTTTTCCGTAAACACAAAATTTTCAACCGCAAGGATCCGGCTGTCTCCGGAAAATGCATCTTCGATCCGGCGGGGAAGTTCACTCTCGATATAATCCCGTTCTTCTCCTACCAGGCTCTCCAATTCACTCCCGAAATCAGACGAATAGATCTGCCACCGGAACCGCTCATTCTGAAGGATGATCTCCACAGCCTGACGCATTGCAGGAAGTCCCTCGTCCATGCCGGTAATCTGTTTCGATGACCAGTCGATCAGGAATGTCCTTGTCGGTTTTTCCACATACTGCAGGGTCACATCGAGCCCCACACCTTCCGGTAATACTGCCATGATGACCTCCTTATGTAATCTTTGATAATACAATAAACTGCTGCCCTTTTTGCACACGGAGCAGAAGGACCTTGTCTCCCGCCTTTAATCCTTCCGTTACCGTTACTGTTCCGCCGGCACCGCCCTTCACCGGCTCCGTCCGCTCGATGACGTTGCTTGTCAGGATCAGCGCATTTCCGGAGATCGGCGGCAGGGAGGTATCCGTCTGGATCGTGAGCGGAGAGGTCTTTATGACGGTCCCTGTAGCCTTGTCCGTCATTTTTATCGCATTCACATAATTTTTTACGATCTCCTGAAGGACTCCAAGAAGTTCCGTCGTCATACGATGCTCACACCTCCCAGCTGTTCAAATGATTTCACTTCAATCTGCATGGTATGGTCCTCTCCTTCCCATTTCTGCGTCACCTTCTCAGCGAGAAGCAGTCTGGAAACAGCGAGGTCCTCAATATCTCCGATCTTGACCGGAAGGATCATGCCGGCACGGATTTCCGGAATTCCGATGGCTTCCAGCTTCAACGTCTGAAGGACCCGGTTGTAATACTGGAGATATGCCTCACACATCTTGTCGATCTGTGCCTCATTCAGGTTCTCATCCACCTCATCATAATACTGGAGCAGTCCCCACTTTTTGATCGTATCGGTATCTTCATGCACGTACACGTCAGTGCGTCCGCTCTTTTCATTCTTCCGGACGAGCTTCACGCGGTTATAGGTATCCGAGTCGATATCACGCTTATAGGTGTAATCGGTTACCAGGCTGCCATCCCCTACCATTGTGTTTGTAAACCAGTTTTTCGCCTCCACAAGCGTCAGTTCTCCGGCTTTATCGTACAGGATGAAGATTTTCCCGGTCTGAACGATCGTCTCCGACAGTGCGTCAAATACAATGTTCAGACAGTCCTCATCTTCTTTCAGGAACGTCGGGAACACATATCCGGTTTCCTCCAGTGTTCCAACCGTCAAGCCAAAATCTCCGGCGATCCGGGTGAGGATCTGTTCAAAACTCATGTTGTCGAGGGAATAGCTGGCATTCGATTTCAGATACCGAAGCTGATCATAAGCGGTATAGGAAGTCTCCCCGTCCCGTGTCCGCTCGATCGTAAATACGAACCCTTTAAACAGCTTCATGCCATCCACCAGATACTCCACGGAGCTTCCCTCCGGGATCCCGATCGGTCCATCCTCAAGACAGGTAAATTTCAGCTTTCCGGGAGAATCCATCCGGTTCGTCGTGAACTCGATCTCTCTGGCAATCTCTATGTATTCCATGATCGTTATCAGGTCTGAACCATCGGGAGCTTTTCCTTTTATTTGGACCTGCAATGATCTCTCCATCTTTCATCACCCCGTAATCTGCAGCTGGCTTTCCTGTACCCATCCATAGGATCCGACATGGACCGGATATGGATTTCCGGAAACGATCCGCGTCACCGTAGTGCTCAGGTTGTTGGCCGTTCCATGAGGTCTCCCGCCATAGCTGTCATAGCAGTATTCCCCGTTTACGATCACCGCGGCACCGACACGAAGAACCGGGGATTCCACCGCCCTCTGAGTCTCTGTGGACGCCTCGGCACTCGCCTGCCCTGCGGCCGGAGTCTTTAAGATCGAGACGACCTTCGGTGCATAGGAACGATACTCCTGTAATTCCAGGCTGTAATAGATATCTTTTGGCTCCCCGCCCTTATCCTTCGTCTCAAAGCTTGAAACAATGCATTTCATATTGGTGTCGGATCCGCCGGACCTTGTAATGATCAGCCGGCAGACCTGCTTTTTCTTCAATGCATTTTCAAAATATTTCAGATAATAGGATGGCGCTTTTGCCCCACTGTTCACATACACGGCCTGGCGATCTCCCGGGAAAAAGGATTCCCAAGAGACCTCTTTTAAAGAAGGCTTCCTGGGAACCACGATCTCACCCACACCGATGACGTCATACGTTTTATGGTCTGTCGGATTTTTTATTTCAATCTCCTCCGGGTTTACCGGGAGTTTTATCTTCTTCCCGGCAAACATCAGATAGATCGAACATCCGATTTTTAATTTTGCCATGAACACACTCCTTTCATCATCCGTGCGATACCGATGTCTGGGAGTTCATCTGCTCGATGAGCATCTTCCGGATATAATCCGTGACATCATCAGCCGTCAGATTTCCTCCAGCGGATTCCGGAACCGTCACATGGATCTCCGGTGCCAGAGTCTTTAATTCGATCTTGTTCATATACCGGCGTTCCGCAAGATCCCGGTAGATCTTCAGGTCTTCATCCGACAATTTGATATCATCCACCTTGCCGACTTTTCCGACCTTTGCAACATTGTCAATATTTCCATTTCCGAGTCCCGAAAGGTCCAGATCACCAAAGCTTCCCGCGAGTTTTCCAATATCAAGATCCAGATTATCCAGTTTGGAACCGAGATTTGCCCCGTAGTTTCCCCATTCTGCCGCTGTAGCACCGATATCAAGGTTTGCCATCCGCTTAATCTGGATTGCATTCTCTCCAAAGGTATCGTCTACCCAGCCAGATAATTTTCCACGGAATCCACTCACAGCCCCCTGAAGATGAGAACCTGTCAGTGCATCAATCGCACCGGCCACTGTCTCTACCATGCCGAGGATCGTATCCAGGGCATTCGAAAACAGATGTGCAATAGCAGCAACCGGATCATTAAATACATTCGCGAAGAACTCTGCAAACGAAGCGATCACATTCCAGAGTGTGGCAAATACATTGTAGCCAACTGCGTAGGTCATTCCAAATACATAGCCAGTAACCGCACCGGCTTCCTGCATGCCAAATCCGAACTGCTGTGCCGCAACCAACGCCACTGCGAATAAAGATGCTAACAAAAGGATCGGCCAGTTCGCCATCGTCCAGGCTGCAGCACTCGCCAATGCAGCGCCAACAGCTTGTGCCTTTAAAAGCAAAAAACCAACTCCTACCGCGGCAAGTAGCGGAATAACCATGTCCATGTTCTCATGCGCCCAAAGCGCTCCGGATCCCACAGCCGCCAGTGCATCTGTTCCAACCTGCGCCATCACGGACAGCAGCGAGATCGCTTCACCGAGGATCTCCTGTCCCTGATCTGTCTGAATAAAATCATTCCAGGACTGTGCCATCTGCTTTACTTCATGCTGGACGATGTTCTGCGCCTGCGTCATCGCATCCGACAACGTCATCGGGATCGATTTAAACTTCTGGTTCGTCTGATCCGCCATATCAAGCAGCGCGTTCTTTACAACCTGAGCTGTGACTTTTCCGTCCTCCGCATACTGCTTGATGGATCCGGACGCCCATCCCATACTCTCCTCGATGGTCCTGGCGATTCCCGGAGCCGCCGCCAGAATGGAGTTTAAGTCCTGACCTCGCAGGACACCAGCCGCCATCGCCTGGGTAAGCTGCACCATCGCATTGCTCTGTTCCTGAGCCGACGCACCGCCGATCTTGAACTGCTTATTCACCTGCTCCGTGAATGCGATCAGCTCCTGGTTCGAAGAGAATGCATTTCCGGCATTCAGCCCCATCTTTCCGACTGCGTCTGCCGTATCGGAATAAGCCGCTTTGGAACGCAGTGCCGACTGATAGATCATCTCACTCAGTTCATTCGTTGTCTGAAAGCCGTCGTTCATGAGGTTTAAGCGGGCGTTGATCTGAGCCTGGGTGTCAGAGAAATCCAGGAAACTACGGACCAGTGTTGTCACACCGGCGGCCGCGGCAATCCTCTTGATCGTACTCAGGAGTTTGCCCGCTTGGTCATTTGTCTTCTGTGTCTCTCGTCCCAGACGTGACTGGTTTTCGATCGTATCGATCAATGCGGAATTACCTTCCTTGATTGCTGCTGTCATCTGGTCAAAACCTTTTCCACTAATACTGTTGGCCGTGTCTCCCAATGCCTGAAGGGCAGCTCCCTGTTCCTGGATTTTTCCGCTGAGTTCCGTGATCTTCTGATCCAGGGTATTAAAACCGGCTGCCGCGATCGTATTGGAAGACTGCCCCATCATATTGATGGAGTTATTGATCCTTTCAGTTGCTCCCACTGCTGACTCACCAAGCGTTAAGAACCGGGTGAATGCAGCCGTAAATTCATCCGTCAAAACAAGATTTTCCTGTATTTTACCCATTCACATCGCCTCCTCACTTGTTTTTCATCTCTTTCGACAACCGGTCCATCATTGTAAACATAAGAATCTTTTCCCTCAATGGCCGTTTCTCAAAGTCTTCCGGGAAGATTCCAAGGGAGACAAAAGCAAAATAGCTTGTTTCTGTCTCCCAGTCTCCTCCCTCTAAAAGTTTTTTGCGGCATTCTTCAGCTCGCTTGCCATCTTGACATCGTTGATCTCAGAAACCGCATCCATGACAAGATTCTTTTCCCCGATCGTGAACATGAGACCCGGTACCTCTGTCGGGTCCATGACACCATAGAAACTGCAAAGTTCTGCATCCTTGAGATTCGGTGTCTCCATGCAGGTCACGATCATCTCATTGATATAAGTCGCATTGTTAAAAACACCTTTTACAGTGTTTCTTTTTACGATCCTATCGTTTTCCTTCGGTGTGATCGCCTTTACAATGAACGGGATCTTCTCCCCTTTTTCATCCTTAAAGTTTTCCAGATAAAACTCTTTCGTCTTTCCGGCCGGAACCGGTCTTAAGTATGCTCCTAAATTTCCCATGGTTTTCCCTCCTATTTGCCTAACTGATACGGCTGG